TTCTCTTTAGTAGGAGCAAAGCCCATAGGCTTCTTCTTAGAAGTAAAGGGTTTATTAGAAGCAATGATGCCTTCTATTTTGTTCATGTATGATTTAATGTGTTTCATTATATTTTAAAGTTTTTTAATCCAACCAAGCGCTGTATCAACAAGAGAATTCACTACTTTGCTACCGCCGCTAGAGGTTAACAAAGAAGAACTTAAGCTGCCTAAAGCTGCATAATAAGCAGCGTCTGCTGCTGCGTCCCCTGCATATTTAGCTGCATTAGCAGTGACAGTCACTTTAGCAATGTCATTAGCCCTGTCTAAAACATTATCAGAAGTCTTCCATGCCATCTCAATCTGATCTCTGTATGTTTGAGATTCCTGAGCATATTTAGAAGCAGACAAATCTGTAGCATTCTTAGCATTAACAGCAGCCATAGCATTCTTTTCTCTAGTGTTTGCTGTAGAAACATCTGCCAATAGTTTAGAATTTGCTACGTTAACTTGAGTTGCTAGATTCGCATTAAACTCTGCTCTATTATTTGCTTCTTGTGCGTTAAATTTTTTAAGCTCATCAGCAGCAGACTTATTAAACATAGCCACCTTATTCTTTTCTGCTGCATTATATTGTGAAGCAGACAACGCAAGCTGTGCATTTATTTTATCAGCATCTAAAGCATTGGAAGCATTAGTTGCCTTAGCTGCATTAGCAGCAGCCGTGTCTGTAATAATTGAATCAGCAATTTCTTTAGCTTTAAACAAAGTTATTTGTTGTTTGTTGTCTAAGTTCTTAACATCTAAAGTTAAAAAAGCCCTAGCATTTTCTACAGCCACTTGTTGTTTATTGTTTAGATTGGTTGTTTCTAAATTAGCAACCTGTGCTGTCTTAGCTAATATCAGTGCTTGTTTATTAGTTAGGTTTTGTAAATCCATTGAGCTTGTTATACGAGCATTCTCTATAGCAATGGTTACATCAGCAGTGAAGTTTTTATCAGCAATGTCTGCAATACGTGCAGCATTCAATACTCTAGTTTGGAAGTTTTGATCAAACTCTTGTCCTAAGAATTTAGCTCTTTGTTCTCCTAACACCATAGCTGTTTGTTGTTTGTTAGACAGGTTCTGTAAACCCATTGTTTCAAACACTTTGGCATCAGTGGCAGCAATAGGAAGAGCCGCTTCTAATGCTGCTTGAACAACAGCTTGTCCTGCTATACTACTAGCACCAAGTCCTCTAGCTGCAAGCTGTGCTGTAACAGCTCGCATAGAGGAAGCAGCCCAAGGTGGGGGATTCCCTGCATCAAAGTTTGTTAATAGTTTATTAAGCTGACCTTGTGTGGTCATGTCTTCTGTCACTACACCTTGAGCAGCTTCTGTCTTAGCTAAGGCTTCTTCAACTTGCGTTTGATCTACAGCAGAGCCACTAACAATCTCACCCTCTTGTAACACTCTATCTGTTGGTTCTTCTACAGCTGTCGCTGTTCCTTGAGCAGCTGGTTCCGTACCCGCTTCTGTCTCAGTTGGAACAACAGTGGCAGCTTCTGCCTGTGCTTCTTCAGATACAGCACCTTCTTCTGCTGACACTCCAGTTAAACTTGTTACAAGTTTTGTTTGTGCAGCGTCTGCTGTTATCTTATCTTCAACCACTTTTTTAGGAGCAGACACTCCTGTAGCAGTGACATCCTTGCTTGCGACAGCGGTTTTTATAGGAGCTGCTGTAGCTGCTTTGGCTTTTGTTGCTGTAGCAGTTGCAGCTTTTGCCGTAGTTGCTGTTGGGGCTGTTGGCTTTATAGGGGCTACAACACCACCCTCAGCATAGGTTCTTTCACCTCTTGTTGCTGGATTGCGCTTACTTAAAAGATCAATGAGGAAACCAATAGCAGCAGATGTATCTTTAGGTTGGTTTTCTTTATTATCATCTCCTGCTAAGTCTAAAACATCCTTAGCCCCTTTAGCTATATCCTTCAACTCAGAAGGAAGGCTAAAGCTTGTAGCTGCTGTTCCAGCACCACCGGCAGCAGAGATGACTTCTGGACTCATAAAATTAGCACCTCCTGATACTAATCCACCGCCAGTTGCTACAGCCGCATCAAGTGCAGCGCCTGTTACAGCTTCGTTAGCCGCCGCACTTGCCACTTGTGCAGCACTACCACCCATGCCAGCATTGATTAATGCTCCTGCGTTTCCACCGCCAGCAGCACCAGCAGCACCAGCAGCCGCTACATCCAACATACCAGAAGGTATTGCAGAAAAGACTGACCCTGCATAACCAGTAAGATTGGCTTGGGCTAACGCATTTGAAGCAGCAATTTCAGCGGCGCTTGCGCCCCCTGCTGCCGCAGCGCCTCCTGCACCAGCAAGGTAATTAGCGCCTATTGCTAATGCAATCATTGGGGCAAATTCTTCTACAAGCTCACCTAAACCACTAAAAAAACCTCCACCATCCTGATCATTTAAATCAAAAACTCCATAATCAATAATTCCACCAGTTTTATTAAATCTTGGTGAAGAAGCTATGTTTGGTTGGTTTGGGTCAGGCGTTAAATAATTGCCGTCAGCAAATGACAAATATTGAAAATTACCTTTATTGTCATATTTAGCGGCAAGTTTTAAGCCATTAAATGTTTGATCGGTTGGTACTGTGTATCCCTCAAGTTTACTTGTACCCATTCCGCTAAAGGTACGATTTGCATATTGATCTAATTCTGGTGCAATTTTCTCGTATGCTGGTCTTACGCCACCCATACCACCAGTACGCTCTTCTGGAACTGTAATTGTTTGTAATTTACCAGCAATGTTTTCAAACGCACTAGGATCAAACGCTTGCGCTAGTACAGGCAGCATCTCAGGGGAAGATGGTGGCAGACTATAAACACCCTGTCCAACACCAGTTTGATAAAACTCACGCAAACCAGTTTTAGGATTTATAGTGCCAGCACCGCCCATAGACTTCAGTAATCCCGCCTCTTGAGGATTGATGTGGGCAAGCATGGTGTCACCATTCCTACCCTTTGAGGCTAGATTTTTATATCCAACCATACCACCCTTAGCCATGTTCTCAGCAAACTTAGAAGTAATGGAAGCATACCGCTGTGCATCTGATGGTCTAGACATTAAGAACTCATCAAACATTTGCATAGGGCCATCATAGCCCATCTTTCTGGCTACAACTTCTTTTTGTGTTGCTGTGAAATTTTCTTTCATTTCTTTACTACCCTATACAAATATTCTAAAAAATGTTGATTATCTTTTAATACTGATATCAATCCTGTAGTTAAACAATACACTTGTCTTTCGCTCATATTAAGCTGCATGGCATTATCTATTGCATGTATAGCTTCATGTAACACTGTATCCACTTCTAGTGGTAGGGGCTGACCATTCTTTATTTTTATTTTTAAATTGTCCCAATCACACTCACCAACAGCATCTTTTAATTCATCTAAGTAAACAATCTCATATTCCCTACCAATTATGTTTAGGTGGTTTGGAGACATTATAACATCGCCTAAGCAACAAGTCCATTTAAATACACCGTCTTACCATTTTGTTTGGTTGCTGTCAACTCTTGTTTTTTAAGATTGTTAGGGTCATAGGAAACATGGACCCACCCGCTATCAGGAATACCACTTGTATAAAATTCTAATATAAGCTGTGTATATTCTAAATTGTCCATAATCCACTGGGCAAGCTCAGCATTAGGTACACCGGGTATTTCTATATCGGCTGCTTGGCCCTTGCAATGATCTGAGGTACGAGATCCTCCGACTGCTGCGTTACTTTCCGCACTGCGAAATGCACTATTACATTTTACACCTTTTTGATAATGATCTCTAACAGGTTGTAATACTTTCTCACACAGAAGCTTAAGACTAGCAATGGCTGCTTCATCAGGTGTGTTGTCCAAGTTTAGTCTTAATGCAGTTTCTGACTTGGTAAGCTCATGTAAAGAGAAGTTGGCTGTTAAATTCATTTCATATTCCTTAAAGTGTTATAGGTTTCAATACAAGCATTAAGCTTTCTTATGGCTGTGTCGCCTTCGGCTGTGATGGCAATAAGAGATTCAGCAACCGATCTGTCAAGTTCGGTTCGTGTTTCTCCGCTGTTATCTCCGGCGGTAATGGAGGCAACTGAGGAGGGACATACGGGGCCTTGGGTGGCGATTGACAGGCGCAAATCACCAGTGGCAATGTTAGCCCTAAGAGTAGTGATTTTCTTTTCAGCATCTTTGTTAGACTTTCTTAATGTATCTGCATATGTTGTGGCTACAACTACCATTTGTTTCTCTGTCTCTCTAGCCTTCTCATTTAAAGCAGCAACCTCAGCTTGTTGCTTTAGATCAGCGTCATAACCACCCTTCCAATAACCCCCTCCAAAACTGCTTAGAACAGCCAGCAAGATGGCTAAAAGTATGTAGGGATTAAGGATGCTCATGGTGCGGGTGGCTCATCGTTATCAGTGGCCTCTGCCTTAGCACTTGCATGGGCAATTGCTTTGACTCCAGACCTACCAGCTACACCACCAAGTACCCCAGTGATAAAAACCATTATTGTTGAGATCTGTTGGGTATATACTTTATCAATAGCTGCCATACTGCCATTCATTGGTTGTGTAACAAAGCTCACTGAGTAAAGAAACATACCCATAGAAGCTAGCAGAATGGTGACCAGCACCATAATAACAAATGCCCATACCCTAACTTCAATCTCATCAGCAGTCAGGCGATTATTTTGTCTATATCTTATTGTTGGCATTACTGTTTCTCTTCTGGTTTAACAAGCATCTCAGGACAAGTGCCTGCTGCTGTACAAATTGGGGGCTTACATTCTTCACTGTTCCAATTCTTTGGGTCTTGGCACGGATAGCGATAACGGTCTTCGCACCCTGTCATAAACAAGATTGTCAGAAATAGTATTAGGCTTTTTGTCATTTTCTTTTCTTTCAATCTTTCTTCTAAGTCTTTCTATCTGCTCAGTTTGTTGTTTCACTTCTTGTTTCTGTACAAGAACATCAAGGTACATCCAAGCTAATAAAGGTAACATAAGAGCTACTAAGATAACAGCAGCAATCCAGCCCAATGCGCCCATCACATCACTCCCTTGTATTGGTGAAACGACAGAAGAAGAATCCAGAGGTATCCGATAAGCACCAGAGTCATAAGGCTGTAGACTAGCTTTCTTTGTCTGTCCTGTTCTGTTACTTGACGTTGCCATCTTTTAATTCTTTCACGCTTTTCCTGCACTAGCCTAGCTGCTTCTTGTTCTGCTCCTATAATATCTCTCATCTCAAACACTTTGCTATATAAAGCTCCCATCTCTGGAGGGCTTTGATACACCATAGTTTCTCTAATGGTTTTTTCTAATGCTGCCATCTGATCTTGAGCCATTACCCTCTTTAGGGCAGCTTCCATTAAGTTAGCTTCTGGATCGTAAACAGTTTGACTCTTCTCTTCTTCTTCTCTTATGTGTGCAGCTAGCTGTTCTTGAAGTTTAAAAAATTTAGTGAGTTGGGAAACTACGTCTACCATCACCTGAGTTTCATCTACTGCTACAAATTGTTCTCTCTTCTTTTTGTTTGCAACTACAGCAATAGGTGTAGGCTTAGACCCAAACAGCTTGCTCCAAAATCCTTTTACTTCTTTACCTATTCCTACAACTTCATCTACTGTTCTCTTAACTTCCATGAAGGAAGTTTTGGCTTGCTTATAAAGCTCGCAGCCTTCTTTAATTGCAGCTACACAAGCATTGGCAGCAAAGAGTATGGAGATAGGATCAATTTCAAATTCCTACTATTTTTTTAAAGAACTCAGCAGCAGCACCCGGCCCTATTAAGACAGCCACCATCACTGCATAAAGAAGATATTCAATCTTAGACATACGTAAAGAACCATCAGACAGAGACTTACATATCTGTCCGTATCGTTCAGCGCACACTGCTTCATGCACAGCTAGTTTTTTATCTGTTTCGTTTTCAAGCATTTAGTCATCCACCAAAGGCAACTACTGCCATTGGCGCTCCTGAAAATGAGCCATCAAAAACAACAACACCGCCAAACGAAGCGCCAACAAATGCTAAAAGTATTCCACTCATATCACATCCCTATAGTTAAAACCGCAATATCATCGGCAACAAACACAATGTTAATCAGCGCCCGTGGAGGAAGCTCAAAGAAATTATTGTTTTTAGGCATAGCCGATCTGTAGTTGTTTGCTACCTTAGACTCCAGTGTTGTGAACTTGTCCGTGTTGTTGAACAACACAAGGATTTCGCCCTGTTTGAACACGTTGGCAGGCAACGTCACAACCGTCAGAACATCAAGCCTAATAATCTTTCCAAGATGTTCTCTTGCTAAGTTCATGGCTTGGGATACTTCTGCTTAATCGCCGCAATCTTTGCAGCCATTGCCGTCATAGCATCTCCACCCTTCCACATTGCATCCAACTGGTCTGCAAGCGTAGGATACTCAGCCCTACGGCTTGCATAGTAATCAGGGTTGTCAGCACGAACAATTTCAGACTTATCAATAGCGACAGTTTCCGTACCGTTGATACCTTCAATCTCACGTGTCTTGGGTGTTAAAGCTGTCCAAGCAGCTTCTTTGGCATCAATCTCAGCCTTAACACGAGTTTCTGAAGCGGCAATATAAGTAGCCAAATCAGTATCAGGCGGGACAAACGTCATCCAATCATACGTCTGCCCGTTGTGCTCTACCTTCAAAATAGCGATAGCACGGTCTTCACCGGTTACGCCAGACTGTAAACCTTCTAAGGAAATCATTTAACTGCCTCCAATCTAAAGTTTTTACCCGGATGCTGCCCTTCTACTGGCAGAATTTTAATGTCTTTGAAGCCCACCGATATACACAAATCCGCTAACGACTTAGGCGTGTAGC